ATAATATACATGTCAAAAGACTAATAGAATTTTTTGATGGTTGTCTACATGAGTATCGTAATCAGTATCAGTTATACTGTGACAAGTTAGACATATCTCTTTGTTGGTTTAACCATGCACCTGCTAAGAGTGGGTATGGACACCCATTACATAGACATCCGATGTCATATTTGAGTGCAGTATATTATCTGACAGATGGTGCACCAACTATATTTGATGACCCATGCACACCGAGGGTTTACGATACGCTCGATGTGTGGTATCATGATAAGATGGAAGCTGAACTTGGTATCAATGAGAAGATTGATGCTGAACCAGGTAAACTGATACTCTTCCCTGCATGGTTGAGACACTTCTCAGGTAGACAGATGGAGGATTATGACAGATGGACAATATCATTTAATGCATTCCCTACTGGCCGAATAAATACTGGACCGTGGGAGATGCCACAACTTGAGGTAAGTATAAAATGAAGACTAGAAAAACACCACTAAGATATCCAGGCGGTAAGTCTAGGGTTGCTAAAGATTTTATCCCTAGATTTCCTAGAGATATGACAGAGTATAGAGAACCATTTGTCGGTGGTGGCTCAGTTGCTTTATTGTTCACACAGATGTATCCTGACATCCCAGTGTGGGTTAATGATAAGTATGAATATCTTTATAACTTTTGGATTCAATTACAAAAGAATGGACAGGAGTTATCAGATACTTTAGTAGAGATTAAGAGAGAGCATAGCACAGAAGATAAAGCAAAAGAATTATTTAAGGGTGCTAAGGATAAGATTAAGAAGGAACCCGATGACTTTGAGAGAGCATGTCTCTTCTGGATACTTAACAAGTGTTCTTACTCAGGACTAACAGAGAATAGTTCCTTCAGTGCTACTGCATCTAGACAAAACTTCACCACTCGTGGTGCTAGTTATCTCTATGAGATATCTCAACTGATAAAGAATTGGAGAATCACTAACCATGATTACTCTGAAGTAATGCATGCACCAGGTGACAATGTATTCATGTTTTTAGATCCACCTTATAAGATAGGGACATATCTATACGGTAGTAATGCTGAGTTACATAAGTCATTCAAACATGAAGAGTTTATACAACACTGTAGAGATTGTAAACATGATTGGTTTGTAACATATAATGACGATGACTATCTTAAGTCAGAGTATGAAGGTTATCATCAAGAATTGTTTCAAATTACTTACGGTATGAAGCATAGGCCAGATAATAAACAGAAGAAGGAGTTGTTAGTATGCAACTACGAGATAAACAAGACACCACTAGAGGCATTGTATGCATGAGTATCCGCTAAAGGATTACCTTAACAGTATCAATCTAAAGCAGGGAGATCTCTCTAATGATGAGAGAGCAATGAAGAAGTACCCTGCTTTTATTGTGAACAAATGTTTGTCTGGATTCATCGACACTGTTATGCATGCAAATGAGATGAATTCTTCGTCACATTTACCTAACATCCTCCAGTATCAATATTTTATACATAGTGTTAGGAAATCGAAGAGATTTTCTCCTTGGGATAAGAAGTCTAAAGACAGTGACCTCGACTTAGTGAAGCAATACTATGGTTACAATACTGAGAAAGCTCAGCAAGCAATGAAGATCTTGACTAGGGAGCAACTTGAAGTTATTAAATCAAAACTGAATACTGGAGGAAGACAATGAGTGAAGAGATCTCGTGGTCTCAAGATATGATGTTAGAAGTTACCCTTAAGGAACCCGATGACTTTCTCAAAGTGAGAGAGACATTGACTCGTATAGGTGTAGCATCTCGTAAAGAGCGTAAGCTCTATCAGTCTTGTCACATTCTACATAAGCGTGGTAAGTATTACATCGTGCACTTCAAAGAACTCTTTGCATTAGATGGGAAACCAACTAATATTACAGAGAATGATGTGCAACGTCGCAATCGTATCGCTAAACTCCTATCTGATTGGGGGTTATTAGAGATAGTAGGTAATGCCGAGAACCTAGCACCACTAAATCAAATTAAGGTACTGTCATTTAAGGATAAAAACGAATGGACTTTGGAATCCAAATATAATATTGGAAAGAAGAAGGTTACTGCGGAGGTTTAAATGACTGAGAAAAAAGGTGAAGAGAAAAAGAAAGGAGTTCTTGGTACCATAAAGGACAAGATACTACCAGATGAAGACGAACAAGCAGCCATCATATCTACTTTTGTGAGACTTGGTGTACTTGTTTGGAGTGGTGGAATATTGACGTTAAACTACGTCGCTATCCCAGGAGTACCACAACAGAAAATTGATCCGACTTTTATAGCCTCGGTTTTTACTGGAGTTTTAGCTAGCTTTGGGATTCAGACCGCTTCTAAGAAGGGTGATGGTACCATGAAGATGAATGGTGGTGGTAGTGCTAACATAACTAAAGATGATATGAAGATGTTGATAGAGAAGGCTGCGAATACCGCACCTGCTCAGACAATTCGTATCGAACAAGCCCCGCTAAATATAACAGCGTCAGCTCCGAAGGCAGACGATAAAAAATACAATCTATAAAAATGAAGTATCATGCAAAAATTTGTAAATGTTCTTGCGATAGCAAGTGCAACTGTAAGCCTTGCAGTTGTTAGCGGTGGAATCTATCTGTATACACAGAAAGATGCAATCATAGAGTCAGTTACTGAGAAAGCACTAGGATCTCTTGGTGGTGGTGCTCTTGGTGGTATAACAGACAGTCTTTCTACAGAAGGTCTTGGATCAGCTGTCCCTGTACCTGATATGGAAGCACCTCAAGCAGCACCAATGGAATCTCCATTTTAAATGAAGATATATAAATCCAATGTTGTTTTAGATAACGTTGGAGTGATGACTTCCATACTAGATGATGTAACGTATGAAGGTGACCTCACCATGTCATACGATAGATATAATATCTTCGGATTAACCTCTCCAACTCAGGTCTTTTACGACCTCTTCAATGAGTTGAGAGGTTTTGTTTATGACTATACAGATGCTGATCAATTGTGGATGCAAGCATGGTTAAATAGACATATGCCTGAGGATGTGTTACCATGGCATGACCATGCGTGGCCTATTCATGGCTATATAAGTATAAGACCCTTCAATACTACAACTGTATTTGAAGATTTTGAAATACAAAATGAAGTTGGTAATGTTTATATCGGACCAGGTTATATGAAGCATAAGGTTGTGGTTAATGAACCATTTACTACACCTCGTCTTACTATAGGGTTTGATATACTACATGAACCAGGTAGATACTCTGCCAATTTAGGATTGATACCTTTTCCAAAATGAGTTGTCCCTTTGAAACACTAGAGAATCCATTGACCTCTGGGTACAGAGAGCTAAAGGATTTTATATTATCTGAACAGTTTCCTTGGTTTTATAACAACCAAGCAACACCATATGCTGAAGCATTGGGGTTTGAGCAAGAGCATAAGGACTTATCCTTCTACTCTCATGCAGTCCTACATGGACCTGCACACCCTGCTACTATGAGTAGTGAGCATAGGAGATATCCTAGGTCTAACTCTCAGTATCTTGATGCTTTTGATGACGTTATCAATGACATCATGTTACATAATAATATGAATGTCCATTGTATATACAGGATAAATGCTAACGCAGTGCATCCAGTAGAGGGTAATGTATTAACTGTTCCTCATAAGGACCATGAGTTTCCTCATAAAAACTTAATAATATACTTGACAGATTCTGGTGGTAGGACTTATTGTGAAGAGGATGGCATGGACCATTACTTTGAACCTCTTGAAGATGACATTGTAACATTTGAAGGTCTACATTATATGCAACCTCCTAAATCTAAGAGGAGAGTAGTAATAGTAGTAACGTATCTCTAATGGATTTACAGAAAGCAGCATCAACAACAACAGCAGTAGCAGTCTTAGGGACTGGTGCATTTGTAGGGGGTAACCATGTCGTCGATCAGCAGACTGGTGGTCCTCAGAAGAGACAAGATGCTCAGATAGAAGCAATCAGGCAAGTCGTCAGGGAAGAAGTTTACCTACAACTGATAAACGCATGGCCGAAAACATCAGGACCCGTACGAGGACTTAAAAAACCAGAAGATTACAAACAGACAATACCAAAACAATGAGTGGAGACCAGAAAGACCAACCAGTTATCTTCTATAGTGAGGAGACTACTAAGGCAAAACAAATAGTTATTCAACACAAAAAGGATGATTCAATGAGCGACATACTCTTTCACGTATATGATAAGAAGTCAGAGGTGATAGCTCATACTCTTAGTGTTGAGGAATTGGAAGAGAAATTAAGAAAGAAAGAAATATCTACAAGTAAGCATGAGATTGTCCCAGTATGGGAACCACCCTATGATATGGATCTATCGCAGTGACAATACCTAACATTACGATACCTGATGCAGGTGTGCCTAACATTATAATAAATGGTACAGGTATTAGGTTCATTCGTGATGTTAGAACATGGAATCCAGGTATAGCAAATATTCAGTTAGCAGAGTTACGTCCATGGGAGACTACCAGTCAGGTTGTTACTCCATTGGATCCACCAGTAGTAATAAACATAGGACAACCTATTGTTGATATACCTGGATGCGTTAAAGTCCATAAGGAGAACACAGGTAAAGACCCATCTCTCAATAAGAATCTAGTTAATGATGACCCTAAAGGTAATGTAGTAGCATGTGATGCAGGTATGCCATACTATGAACCACCTAACTATGATGCTAGAGAGTTAACATGGCAGACAGTATATACTGAGCAAGACGAGGTTGATGAAGGAGTAGATACAGGAGATATAGCACAGGCAGAATTTGATACACCAGAAACACCTGAGATACCACCGACAGGTTCAGAAAAGGTAGAGTGTCCTCCACCCAATGCTAGACGCATAGGAGATAGGAATCAGAAAGGTGATGAGCAAGTAAAAGAATATAAACTAACACCTGACGGTAAAATCTGTGAGACCATCTGGGAACCAGTACCAGCAGTGGAACAGTATCTACCAACGGTTGGTACCGTATCTACAACAGCAGTCATAGCAACAGTCGCAACAACATCAGCTTTATTTGCAAAACCCTTAGCAGATTTAATACTAAGGGTTGTGAAACCTGTTATTAAGAAGGTTATGGGTAAGGTTAACTCTATTCTTGGTCGTCAGACTCGGAGACCGTCCCGATCTGAAGTGTTGGCAGACCAATACCGTTTGAAGAAGGGGTTACTTCCACTGAAGAAGACTCTAAAGAAGAAGAAGTAGGTTGAGTCCACTTAGGTTGTGGTAACTGATGCTCGTGTGGAATTATCTGTCCACCTGGTGCTGTTACTACTACATCAGCACAAACACTATGATAAGGACTAGCGGGATGGAAAAATATCCCGCTTTTTTTCAGCTCACCACAATTTTTAAGACGAGCTAATTCAAAGTCTAATCTCTTGTTAGATATTAATTGCTCTTGCATATTAATCTGTGCTTGTGCTGCTTCATGGCACTGCTTAACTAACTTTCTATTCAATGGTATAGACAGAGTAGCAGAGAAACCTGCATTGAATGACTGATTAGCAGACATGTCTGTCCTCACTGGTTTAAACCAAGTAGGAGTCATGGTACCATTACTTACTACATCTGGTACTCCATCAGGACCATCTATATCCATTGTGATTTGCATGTCAGCACCATCTTCAAACCATCTACTACCATCTGCCTTGGTTCTGGTGTCATACCATGTCTCCCAAGGATAGTTTTTAACTGTTACTGTAGTAGGAGTCATCTTACCACTGGTATCAGTCAAATTATATTGTGGTTCATCATAAAAATCGACCCAAGGATCCTTCCTAGAGTCGGCAAACTGCACATAGGGTGTAAGGTTAAAGGTACTACCCTGACATTGGACACCACCACCATAGGTGTTGGTTATGTATGGACCTTGTAAAACTTGTATTGCCTGGTTCGTCACCGAGCCAGAACTATTGGCGATAGGGTTCGCTGTTGCACTAACTCCACCAACTTCTGCTCTTGCAGGTAAAGTTTGGACGCTGAGAAGTGCTGCAATTACTGGGTAAACGTACTTGTTGTGTCTGTTACGCTTCGGATGGTGGTTACTCTTTGTATGAGAGTTTGGTTGGTGACCCCTGGTCCTTGATAACTCTGTACGAATTGGAACGCCTCCCCTGGAGTCGTTATCGTAAACTGAGTTTGATTGTTGAAGTCCAAGTTGTCGAAGGATGAAGTCACTGTACCTGTTATGGCTGCGTCTCCTGACCCCACGCTTGGGCTTACTGTTACTGTTGATGTATTCACGTTGGGGTTTAGTGCTTCTCCATTGTTTGAAATGCCTACCCCACTCACGGTGTATTCCCATCCTGTCCTCATGTCAATCGAATTTATGGTTTCCGTCACGGTAGATTCAGTCTCCGTGTGGGATGTCATCGATCCCTGTTGGAAATTTGGTACCACAGGCACTGCATAAGCAGCAGTACCTCCGAAACTAAGCAGTAGTAGTACTAAAACTCGTTTCATTATGTAGCATCCTTAGCGTATGGTTATTTCTGTGACGAATTGTCCCGTAGCCGAAGTACCTGAACCTCCAGCTGTTAGAGTCATAGCACCCGAACTCAAAATAGTTCCAGCCAAGGAACCAGCGGTACCAGGGGCAGTGGAGACTATATTACTATAACCAAGCACGTCACCTACGTCCGCAGCAGTGGTTACAATAGCATCACCTGTAGTTATATTTTGTGTAAAACTATATGCATTTCCTTGGGTTGTCTGTGCTACGTCAGGTAGGGCAAAAGTTGCTACACCTGCTGTGCTGACAGCAGATATACCACCTAAATCATTTGTTGCACTACCACCAGACGGTGTAATAGTTGTGCTGACACCAGATCCACTGGTGCTATAAGAATTACCTGCTCTTGAAACTTGAGTATAACCCGCATCTACTTGGAGTTGCGTAGAGCTACTAAGTCTATGAGTCAGATCGGCACGTGCTGCTGTGCCACTCATCAAAATCATACCAAAAAGCAATACTGCTCTTTTCATTTATCCTAAGTAGAAGTACTTCTATTTAGCAAAAACCGTACTGTAACAAATGTACCATTACGGATACCCCTATTGCTAGTGTCTCAGGGGTATGGTATAAATATATGTGGATGCCGAAAGGGTCCACAATTAACACTCGCTTATTTAAGGAGACCTATCATGGGAAAAATACAAAGATATCGTAGTGCGGATTTACCTGCACTAATGGACAAGATTTTTACTAACTCACTAGGGTTGGATGATTATTTTGATAGCTTTAACTCGATGGAAGCTCAGAATTATCCACCCTATAATATTGTTCATGTAAATAATCACGAGTCAAGACTAGAGGTTGCTCTAGCAGGGTTCAAAAAGGATGAAGTCAATGTCTACACAGAATACGGTAAACTCCACGTCGAAGGAAGCAAACCAACCAAAGAAGATATTTCTACAGAGGAACAATTCTTCCATAGAGGACTTGCACAAAGAAGTTTCAAACGCTCTTGGGCAGTTGCAGAAGACACTAAAGTAACTGATGTTACATTTGAGGATGGTCTATTGGTAGTTAAACTTGGTAAGGTAATACCTGAGCATCATGCTCGTAAAGATTACCTAACATGAAGACAGAAGATGTCGTTATGCACCCCTTATGGATAGGGCCTGTGCTGATACTGGGTATGTTGGTCATGATACAGACCCTTCATACCCTCACCCACTGGAGGATGGAGATAGATGCTGATGCATACTGTCGAAACAATGCTGAGTGGGTAGAGTCACAGACAAATGATGATGACTACTAAATAATATACAATGGAACAGGTATTACTAATGAGTGACCCGATAATAACACCACCAGAGTATGCTAATGACCCTCTTGCATATGTCCCAGACACAAGCATAGAGGAAAAACTAGATGAGATTAACGCTAAGTTAGATCATTTGTTAGAGCATGCACATCAACCTTACACAGGAACTATTCATTTAGATCCTCCTGCTAAGGTATCAAGTGGTAAAGTAACAGGTGATGTTTAGACACCTATATAATTTAACAACCAAAGAGACCTTCAGAGGTCTCTTTTTATATGGAGTTGATTATTATGAACATGTATGTTAATATATGTCCAGAGTCCAATGAAAAGAAAGATACACTGACGTTAGACCTACCGCCAGAGTTATCAGAAGAGTTTATGCAGATGGTGCATATGCTTTCTGACCAACGAAACGTGTCTGCTAGGAAAGCATTCGGTGATTTAGTTAGAGGTACTTACTA